TGATACGCTAGCCATACACAAAACGCCTGTGCACAGCAATGCAAGAAAATAATTTTTTCTTTTTTCTTTCCGACATTGCATCTCACAGGCGTTTTGAATAACTTCACCAAGCGTTATTTTATTAAAATCTGTTAAATCTTGCGCGTGCGTTTCGCGCGTGCATTATTTAACTGATTTTGATAAAATGTTGATTGGTGATGTTAGGCAAAACTACCTATCTTTGCAATTTCGTAAAGATTAAAGGAAAAAGTATTTTCCCCCTGCGCGGAGCGCAAGTTAATAGCAACTTTGTTGCGTGCGTCAAGGATAGAAGCGGAAATCCCGCAGCGAAGCGAGGAATTGTAGCGGATAGCCTGCCCGGACGCCCAAATAGAGAAAGATTATGGACAAGAAAGTATTTAAGTATTTTAACAGATGTGAACACCCGCAAGTGATTCAAAATAAATATACAGGTGATTATGTAAAAGTTGATTGTGGACAATGCCCCTATTGTCTGATAAAAAAAGCTGATAGGTCTACACAGAAGTGTGATTTTGTAAAATATAATCATAGGTATTGTTATTTTGTAACTCTGACATATAACACACAGTACGTACCGAAAATGTCTTTAACGCAAATTGAGGATTATTTATCCGAGTGGTTGCCTGTACGCCCCCCGAAGTCGTTCGGTGCACAACTTACGGCTCGTATGTTAATCGATTCTCGTGTAAATAAAAAAATTCCGGATTTCGTGTCTGCAAAGGTGAATCGCCCTTATATGCTTGAACATTTGCGCCTCTTAGAGGCGGACCGCTACAAGGCGCTAGCGCTGCGCTATCCTAATTTTATTTCAAAGGCTCGTCCGTATATTTTACGCTCTATACCTCGTGTGTCCAAGCTTCAAAATTTCAAAGATGAATATTTTGAGGAACTCGTTTGGATGCTTCCCGAAATTGCAGAATCATTGAAAAAAAAGAACAATACTGATGCTAATGGTGCATTTCCTCAATTTAAAGGATTATTAAAATATGTTAATATCCGTGATTATCAATTATTTGCTAAACGTTTAAGAAAATATTTATCAAAAAAAGTTGGAAAATATGAAAAAATACATTCATACGTTGTATCAGAATACAGTCCCAAGACATTCCGTCCGCATTTCCATATCTTATTTTTCTTTGACTCGGACGAAATCGCCAAAAATTTTCGACAAGCTGTATATCAGAGTTGGCGGCTTGGTCGTGTCGATACGCAACTTGCGCGGGAACAGGCTAACAGCTATGTTTCAAACTATCTCAATAGCGTTGTATCTATTCCCTTTGTTTATAAGGCAAAAAAGTCGATTCGCCCTCGCTCTCGATTTTCTAACCTCTTCGGATTTGCGGAAATTGAAGAAGGAATCCGGCAAGCTGAAGACAAAAGGTCTGCTTTATTTGATGGATTGCCTTATATTTCGAATCAAAAATTTGTCCGTTATGTTCCCAGCCGGTCGCATATCGATAGATTATTCCCCAGATTTACCTACTATGATGGTTCTTTTCTACGAAGGTCTTCTCAAGTATATGGAGTCGTGCAACAAATATTACGACTCTTTGCCCGAAACGAGCCCTTTAAGGAAGCAACTCCGAGAAATGTATCCGAATTTATATGTTGGTGGTGTGAGTACAACTTCCGGCAAGGATGCCGGATAGAAGATTTTCCTGATTATGTGAGAGAGTTTTTGCATGTTGTTCGTCTTGATAGAGAGTCTTTTATTAATTGGGATGTTCCTATAGGTAAGATTTCCCGTTTCCTCTACCGTTTTAACATGTTTGAGAAAATGAAAGGTTCTTTTCGTTCCAAACTTAAGGCTGTTGAGTTGTTTTATGATTATCGCGATTATCAATCGCTTAAGAATCAGCTCCATATGCAGGAACTTATATTTTCCGAATTGGGTTATTCTGATGAGCTTCTAGATTCATTTTATGTTAAGCCGAACTTAAAAGTTCTTAAAAATATTTATACTAAGAAATGGAGTGATACAAATTATCACGAAGTTTATTACTTTCGTGTCAAACATAAAGTTTTGAATGACCAAAATAATGTATTTTTATGAAAATTACTCCTAGTCAGTTGATAGAGATTGTTAAGTTGATTTCTACCTTTGTTATTGGCATTATCACGACTTTGTTTGTTCAGTCGTGCACTCTTTCTTTGTCTGTTTCTAAAAATAATTCGAACTCCACCCAGCAGACCGAGCAAAAGGCTTCTTCTGTTGTGGATTCGGTTAGTGTTAATTTAAAACGTTAAGTTATGGGATTATTTAACCTTTCTAGTGTAAAGAATCACCCTAGACGCTCCGGTTTTGACCTTTCGTCTAAGGTTGCGTTCTCTGCTAAAGTTGGTGAACTTCTTCCAATTAAATGGACTTTAACTATGCCTGGTGATAAGTTCAATTTAAAGGAACAGCATTTCACCCGTACCCAGCCCGTTAATACTTCTGCCTATACTCGTGTGCGTGAGTATTACGATTGGTTTTGGTGTCCTCTTCATCTTCTTTGGCGTAATGCTCCCGAAGTGATTGCGCAGATTCAACAGAATGTGCAACATGCTTCTTCTTTTGATGGTAGTGTTTTGCTTGGTTCTAATATGCCTTGTTTCTCTGCTGACCAGATTTCACAGTCTTTGGATATGATGAAATCCAAATTGAATTATTTTGGTTTCAATCGTGCTGATTTGGCTTATAAGCTTATTCAGTATCTTCGCTATGGTAATGTCCGTACCGGTGTTGGTGCTAGTGGTAGCCGTAATTATGGTACATCTGTTGATGTTAAAGACTCTTCTTATAATCAGAATCGCGCTTATAATCATGCTTTGAGTGTTTTCCCTATTCTTGCTTATAAGAAGTTTTGTCAGGATTATTTTCGTCTGACGCAATGGCAGGACTCTGCGCCTTATCTTTGGAATATTGATTATTATGACGGAAAAGGTGCTACTACTATTCTTCCGGCTGATCTTTCAAAGTCTGTGACTTATTTTGAAAACAATACTTTCTTTGATTTGGAATATTGTAATTGGAATAAGGATATGTTTTTTGGTTCTTTGCCTGATGCTCAATATGGTGATACTTCCGTTGTAGATATTTCTTACGGTACAACGGGTGCACCTGTTAAAACTGCGCAGAATTTGAAGTCGCCTACGAACTCTAGTACAATGATTGGTACTAGTACTGAATTTTCTACTCAATTGATTGAAGCAGGTACAAATTTAACTCTTGATGTTCTTGCTCTTCGTCGTGGTGAAGCTCTTCAACGTTTCCGTGAGATTTCTCTTTGTACTCCTTTGAATTATCGTTCGCAAATTAAGGCTCATTTTGGTGTTGACGTTGGTTCTGAATTGTCTGGCATGAGTACTTATATTGGTGGCGAAGCTTCTTCGCTTGATATTTCGGAGGTTGTTAATACGAATATCACCGAATCGAATGAAGCTTTGATTGCTGGTAAAGGTGTTGGAACAGGTCAAGGCAATGAGAATTTTTATGCTAAAGATTGGGGTGTTTTGATGTGTATTTATCATTCTGTACCTCTTCTTGATTATGTTATTTCCGCTCCAGACCCGCAACTTTTTGCGAGTATGAATACTTCGTTCCCTGTTCCGGAGCTTGATGCCATTGGGTTAGAGCCTATTACGGTTGCTTATTATTCGAATAATCCTATTGAGCTTCCGTCTACCGGTGGAATTACTGATGCTCCGACTATTACCGTTGGTTATCTTCCGCGCTATTATGCTTGGAAAACCTCTGTTGATTATGTTTTAGGTGCTTTTACTACTACCGAAAAAGAGTGGGTTGCTCCTATTACATCGGAACTTTGGTCTAATATGCTTAAACCTTTAGGAACTAAAGGTACAGGTATTAATTATAATTTCTTTAAAGTTAATCCTTCGATATTAGACCCTATTTTTGCGGTGAATGCTGATTCATATTGGGACACTGATACGTTTTTGATTAATGCAGCATTTGATATTCGTGTAGCTCGTAACCTTGATTATGATGGAATGCCTTATTGATTATGAGAAAAGTTAAGAAAGTGCGTCCTTACTCACGCGTAGGTTATAATCATGATTATGATTCTAAAAAGAGTAAGTTTGCGGTTCGTGATAAGCTTATTGAATTGTCGTCTTATATTGATAATTCCGGTGTATTTCATATGTTGAATGATATTACTTTGTTGTTTAATCAGCAACGTCTTGAAAATCGCATTGCTCCTACTGAACTTCGCGAAATGTTTAACCGCTTTTCACCGAATAAATCAAGGTATTTAGCGCAATTGGATGATGATACTTTGTTGTCTACTCTTAAGTCTAGACATATCCAATCTCTTTCAGAAATAAAGTCTTGGACTGAATATTGTATTGAAAACTTTGATGATTTGTTGAAGGCACAACAGGCTAAAGAAAATGAATCTGAAGAATTACAGGAAACAAGTGTTGAAGCTTCTTCCGGTGCTGCTTCTGGCACTGGTGGCTCTTCTGATTGATAGTTTGGACTCTTGTTCGTGTCAATTGGCTATTTTTGGCATGATTGGCAATATTTTCTCCTCTTCGATGAATGCTCGTTCACAACGCAAGGCGAATGAAGCAAATTTGGAGATAAATAAAATGAACAATGAGTTTAACGCTAAAGAAGCCGAGAAAGCTCGTGCGTTTCAGCTTGATATGTGGAATAAGGAGAATGCGTATAATACTCCTGCCGCTCAACGTAAACGCCAAGAGGAAGCAGGCTATAATGCTTATATGAATCCCGCTGATGCTGGTAATGCTACTGGTTCTTCTGCTGCTCCTGCTGCTTCTGCTTCTTCTCCGGCTGTTATGCAGGCTACAGATTTTTCGTCTCTTGGTGATATTGGTGTAAAACTTGCCCAAGAAATGAAAATGATGTCCGAAAAGAAAGGTTTGGACATTCGCAATTTTAGTCTTATGGATTACCTTAATGCCGAGATAAATAAGATGAAAGGTGATACTAATTGGCGTAATGCTTCTCCTGAAGCTATTCGCTATAATACCCTGATGGGTCTTGAATCTGCCCGTTTACAAATGGCTAGCTTAAAGGAGCAATGGACTAATCAGGTTTGGAGTAATAACCTTCTTCGTGCGAATGTTGCTAACTCTCTTTTGGATGCTGATGCTAAGACTACTTTGAATAAGTATTTAGACCAACAGCAGCAGGCAGATTTAAATGTTAAAGCTGCACATTATGAGGAGCTTATAAATAGAGGTCAACTTCATGTTCGTGAAGCTAGAGAGAGTTTGTCTCGTGAGATTCTTAATTATGCTCGTGCTAGAGGACAAAATATCTCTAATGAAGTAGCAGCTAAGACCGCTAAAGGTCTTATCTATGCCAATAATGCAGCGAATTATTACGAAGGTTCTTATAATAATTACCGTCGTCAAAAGGTGAAGGAGGATGCTGCCTCTGATTTTATGGGTAATCAGTGGAAGAATCAGCTTACAGGTGAATTGCTTAATTCTAAGCGTTGGGATAATGAAATGCAGGCTTGGCGCGAAGCTATTAATTCCGCTAACGCTTTGATTCGCGGTTCTTCTGATGTTATGGATTCTTATAATACTTATGAGAATGGTCGCTATGAGCGTGGTCGTCCTTATTCGTCTGACTATGAAGAATATGAACAGTTTGACAAAGCGAGAGGTACACGTCGTAAAACTCGCAAGTATAAACGTTAGTATTATTTTATCCATTTCTATTTAAATTTAGCTCTGTTGTGAAACAGGGCTATTTTTATGTTTATGCGAAGCCTTTACTTTTGTGCGAAGCAAATCAGGTTTCACTTCTAACCTGATTCAACCTCCTCTCGTCCGAAATCTGCAAAAGTGACACTAATAAAAATGCTGTTTTATGTTGTATAACATATAAAATAATTTGTATGTGTTTTAAATAGTCCCTATCTTTGTAATACAGAAAAGGAAATAGTATTAACATTAAAAATTTAGGTTATGGATACAGATTTTACTGTTTGTTTAGAGCTTACTTATAAGCATGCTCACAAAACTTATACTACTTGTGTAGATTATTGTTCTTCTGATGGAAATGTTTCTCTTCTTTCTATTGTTAGTGAGCCGCAGTTTACTATGATTGTTGAAAAGGCGCGTAAACAAGCTGGTTTTCCGTTCGGTTGTTTCCTTGTTGGCATTCGTGATTTAGGTTTTAAGAGATTATAATTTTAATATACTCGGGCGGTGGACCGCTAGCTTAAACCGCCCCTTCGTATATATTTACTAACTATATAAATTTTAACATTATGTATTTATTAATGAATGTACAAAGCAAAGATGGTGCGAAAGCAAGTGCACCTCAATTGGTGAACACTGATAAAGTGTGTGTGTGTGACCTTGTAGAACGCGAGCTGACAAAACAGGATTGCGTAGTTATTTTTCAAAAAGTTGAGGAATGCGATAAAACAGGTGTTGAGGTTAACCCGTTTGATAAGCCATGATACGCATCAACAGCAGCATCACGGTTAATTTTAAAAGGAATAATTCTCTTTGGTTTATATGCTCCTGTA